AAAAGTGATTGCTGATGGTCATCAAAGATTAGCTCTGGCAAAAAGAATAAAAGCTATGGGTAAACAAAAGCCTTATCTTTTAGCAACAGTTCGTAGAGAAGTTGATGGTCATACCCCTGAAGAAACTATGGTGGCTGCGATGATGTTAAACGTACACCAGGGAACAGCTAATGCCACTGATGTTGCAAAAATATTAAGATTAAAACCAGATTATATCCAAGCCATTAAAGGTAAAATATCACCCAGATCTGTTCTTTGGGATAATTCCCAAGGTTTATCTGAACTATCACCTGAAGCCTGGCAGTTTTATTTAAACAATAAAGTTTCTGATAATATTGCAGCAGCTGTTGGTAATTTAGTAAAAGACAAAGAATTACAAATCCAGGTAATGGATTATATTGTTAAAAATAATTTCAATAATATTAATCAAATAAAATTAGCTATTAATGACATTATTAGTCAAGGAACAACAACAAGAGAAGTCCAGGATTTATTTGGAACACAAACTATAAAAGAATTATTAATTAAAGAACGAGCAGAAGTTTTAGACAAAGCAATTAGAGATTTAAAACGAGATAAAAGTATTGCAAGTTTTTTAGTTAGTAATGAAGAAAAAATAGTTAAAAAGGGTAAGAACAAATTAGACAGTGAGTTTAATCAGCAAGTGCTAGACGAAAGTGCATTTGCTATAGAGAAAATAATTAAACTTGCAAATATGAAAGGAGAAATAAGTGAAGAACTTAACATCGCTGCCAGGTTATTCAAAGATGGGAATAAGCAAACAGCAATCAGAACTTTTAAAGAAGCTGTCGCCACAGCAATTAGAAAAGGCGATCTTGACAGGGTTACACCAGGCGGATCTGAACGCACTACGTTATCTGAGGGATATACACAAACGCAACCTAAAAAGCCTAAACCTCAAGACATAACAAAAAATTTAGAGAATAGTGCTGAACCACATAATGGTGATTTAGTTTATAAGAATGCTAAAGATGAATTAGATACTACTATTGATGAACAAATAAATAAAATATTTGGTCAGACTTCTTCGTCAGGTACTAAACCAGGAGATCTTAAAACGTCAGCTACATCAACAGCTGATGATATCTCCCAGGAGGAAGTTTCTGGATTGTTGGAAACAACAACAGCACCTCCATCAACAGTCTTAGCTAATGCTACAGACATACCATTAAAGTCACGAATTGAAGTCACAAATTCGATTGGTGAGATTAGTTCCATAAGCAAATTGATAGTGCATCACATTACGGATGATGTCAATGAGTTATATAGCATGGCAAATAAGTCAATAAAATCAATAGAAATAGACTTACAAAATATTGCTAATTCTTATAAAAATTCAAAAGTTATTACAAATATTAAAAAAAGAGAAACTTTATTAAGTAATATTCAAAAAAAAATAGATGATGGAAACAAAAATGCAACCGCTGCTAATGAACCAGATATTGCAAGAGGATCTATTATTTTAGATCAATTATCAGATATTCCAAAAATTTTAGATGATTTAAAAAATAAAAATAAAATAGTTAGAATTAAAAATCATTTTAATAATCCTAAAGATGGATACAGAGCTATTCATGTTCAATTAATAACAAAAGATGGATTGGGTTTTGAATTACAATTGCATCATAAAGATTTATTTAAATTATATAAAAAACATAGAACAGAGCCTGGAGGATATGCTGAAAGAAAAGCAAAAGGAAAACAAAGATTAACACCAGAAGAATTAGAAAAATTTAGTCAAAAGGTTTTAAAAGATACGGAAGAATTAGATCGCACTTTTAACAAGACAGCATTAAAAGAAGATTTTTCTGTTATAGATGAAAATTATCAAATAGCTGTAGCAGCAACAGATGAAGGGGTGCAAACACAGTCAGTAAAAGATATACTAAGTGACTTAGATAATGATGAGGCAATATTAACAAGATTGGCATTATGTCCAGGGATTAAATAATGAGTTTAAAAGATTGTATTAACAGAGCGGTTTCGGATGGAATTATTCCAGCAGCAAAGCAACAAGATTTAATTAATGACTTTGATGCTAATTACAAAAAATATTTAGATCAAGGTATGTCAGAAAAAGATGCAGCTCGTCTTGCTGGTATTGACACTTTTAATGAAGCAAAAATAAAAGCTGCTCAAAAAATTAAAGAGCGTACTCGAACTTTAAAACTTCAACAAGAATTTGAAATTCAATTAGAAAGATATACCGATCAAACAGGGAATAAAGATTATGGATCAGTTTTAAAACAAAAGCTGATGTTCACTGAAAATAAAGAGGGTGTAAATAGAATACGATCTACTGAAGAAGAAATGAATGTTGTTCAGGGTAGATTAGATGCAGTTTATTCAGATGTGTTAAAAAAGTTTAGACATAATTTATTAGGATCAAATAGGAATAAAGCCACCTTGGTAACGATGGGTAGAGAAATATTTAATCCTGGATCAACAGGAAATAAAGCAGCAGAAGAATTAGCGGAAGCCTGGACACAGGCAGCCGAAACAGCCAGAAGAATGTTTAATGATGCGGGTGGGAGAATACCTAAGTTAGAGAAATGGCACTTACCTCAATCTCATAATGAATTAGTTATTAGAGATGCGGGTTATGAAACTTGGAAAAAATTTTTATTAGATAACGATATGTTAGATTTAGAACAAATGATTGATTATCGCACTGGTAAAAAAATGTCAGAGGAACAATTAGAATTAGCGTTAAATGAAGTTTGGAATACTATCTCTACTTTTGGTTATTCTAAAAAATCAAATATTAAAATGTATAATTCAAAATTATCTAGCCGAAGATTAGATCATCGTTTTCTTAAATTTAAAGATTTTGACTCTTGGAATGCTTACAACAAAAAGTTTGGTAAGGGTACTGTTTTTGATGCGATGGTAGGTCATCTTAAAAATATGTCTAGAGATATTGCTGTGATGAGAACTTTGAGTCCAGATCCTGATAAATATATAGCCTGGATGAAACAAACCGCAGAAGGTAAATTATTAAGAGATATGAAAATAACAGGAAAAAAATTAGACAAACAATTAAAGAAAATGAAATCAGATTTTATTAAAGTAGATGAAGCCTATCAAACCATTAATGGTGATTTATTAGATCCAGGTAATTATATGTTTGCAAAAACAATGTCTGGATTGAGAGATTTAACAACAGCGATGTATTTAGGTTCGGCTTCTTTTATGGCTTTAGGTGATTTTAATTTAGCAAGAATTACCGCACAATTTACAGGATTACCAGCAACCAAAATTATGTTTAATAATCTTAAATTATTTATGCAAGGCTTTAGACAAGATAAATCTGCGTTAATTAAAGTGGCACAATCATCAGGAATGGTAGCAGAACATTGGTCTACGATTGCTTCAGGTATGGCAAGAGTTTCTGCAGACGATGTTGATAGACCTGAAGTCACCAGAAGGGTGGCTGATTTTGTTTTACGATCAACAGGACTATCCTGGCTAACTCAGGCTGGTAGATGGGGTGTAGGAACAGAAACAATGGCTTTTTTTGCAAGAGAGGCAGAAAGCACCTGGCAACAATTACAAAAGAAAAATCCTAAATTTGCACAATTATTATCTGTTAATAATATTACCGAAACAGAATGGAACATTATTAGAAAAATTCCTGTTTATGATGCTGGTGTTGATGACTCATTAAGTAAAGGTGCAAAGTTTATTAGACCAGCAGATATTTTTAAAATTGAAGGAATACCGGAAGAACAAGCGATGGATATATTTGCAAAATATCAATCAACCATTAACTATGTTATTGATTTTGCTGTTCCTGTTGCAAAACTTAAAGGTAGCTTGGCTTTAGGAGCTGCAAGATCAGGAACTGTACCTGGTGAATTAATTAAAAGTGTTCTTCAATTTAAACAATTTCCTTTAACTTTAATGTTTACTCATTTAACCAGGATGATGGGTAGAAAATCTAATGGTAAAAAATTATCCTATTTTGCTGATTTATTAGTATCTACTACCATTATGGGTGCATTAGCCTACGAACTAAAACAAATTACTAAAGGAAAAGAGCCAACCGATTTATCAGAATTAGATGATGAACAACTAAGAAAATACTTTTTAGGTAATATGATTAGAGGTGGGGGATTAGGTTTTGCTGGTGATTTTTTATTCTCTACCAAATATGGTGGTGCAAAAGGTGGAGTAGGAGCGTTTGCTGGAGCTGTGCCGATGTTAGGATTTGAGATACTAGATTTTGCTGTTGGTAATCCTTTAAGACAATTTGAGGGAAAAGATGTTAATTATGCTGGTGATATGAATGATTTAATTAAAAAGAATTTTCCTGGAGGATCAGCCTGGTACGGGAGATTAGCTTTAGAGAGATGGGTTTTTGATAATATTGCTGAAATGATTGATAAGAAGTATGCAGAAAAAAGAAAGAGGTTAAAGAAAAGAGTTTATAAAGAAGAAGGTACTGAATTTTTCTGGAGTCCAGGAGATAATTTACCAAAAGACTATCCATTTTAATTATGTATGGACATTTAATATGATATATTATAAGGAGTAAGTAAGCATAAATTATGACAATATCTAGTACCACAATCAAAAATTCTTATGCTGGTAATGGTTCAACCACAGCATTTACCTTTAGTTATTACATTATTTCTGAGGATGATTTAGAAGTCCTGATTAGATCCTCGAATGGTACAGAAACACTCCAAACATTAACAACTAATTACACAGTCACAGGA